CAAAATATAACAAGTATAGATATTGTAATAATCATAAAACCAAAGTATATCCAAGAATCAAAGGAAGAAAAAAGCCTGATGGCTTACAAAAGCCACAGGCGTAAAAAAAAATTTTTTAATACTCAATCCATATACGAGAGCTGCGTTCAATCTTGTGTTGATAACACATATCTCTAATACTGTTTTGTTTAGTCCACCATAGTTTATCTAGCATAGCTACTGCCTCTTCTTCGCTATCTGCCTCTATAATATATTCTGTTGTTGTAGTATCTTTAAATTTATATTTCATAAAACTCCATGCCCTAGACTAACTAGGGCATATACAGGGAGGAACATGAAAAAATCATGTTATTACCAGTATAGCAAAAAATGGTTAATGAGTTGCCCCAAAAACCATTTCTTGCATATATTAGTATGTTATTACAGGTACTTGTATTATATCTACCTTCTGTTATTATTCAACTAGAAATATTATTTAGGAGTAGATAGATACAGGTAAAGAGGGCATCAGGAGCACAAAAGGCTTACCATGCAACCAGCATGACCAACTAGAAAGACAAGTAAGCTACCCAAGGTCTAAACCAAACTAACTAATCAAACTTTTTCGCAAATATATTGCATAGATGCCTGTTATGAAAAATCAGCTAGACT